GTCGCGCACACGGGTGGAGGTTCTGGCGGCTCTCGCGATGGCTCCGTTGTCCTCGGCGGGTCGGGCCTCGTCATCATCCGCTATCACGGAAGCAACCTCGGCGTGATCCGCCCCGTTGACCCGAAGTGGGTTCCGTTAGAGGGCATCCCGGATGGCGCTCCGCTCAACCCGAAGTGGGTCCCCCTCCATGGTGGCCTTCCGCAGTTGACCCTGGAGTCTCCCGCATCGTTCACCGGCAAGACCACGCCCGGGTCCACCCTTACCCGCGTCCCCGCGGTCTGGTCGAGAGCCGACTCGGTGGTGGTCGAGTGGCTGCTCAACGGCGTCGTCCAGCAGGAGGGCGGGAACACGTTCCTCGTCCCCGACGCCATCGGCTCGACAGTCTCGGTGAGGGAGACGGCTACAGGGACAGGCACGGTGAAGACCTCCCAGTACGACGAGGTCATCGCCCCCGGGATCGCTGGGACGAAGCACGTCTCGAACAGTCGCCGCAAGTCGGGCGAGGCCCCGGGGCAGCAGCGCATCGTCTTCGACACCTCCAACGTGGACGACTGGGGAACAGGGTTCCCCGGGGACTTCACCTACGCCGTCCCGAACGATGGCACCTACCGGATCACCGCCAACGTCAACTGGCCCGACACCTCGAACGTGGGCTGGGGCAACGGGTGGTCGGGGTCGGGAAGCGCGACCGCCTGGATCAGGATCCGTCGCGCCGGGGCGATCATCAACGACTCCTTCATCTTCAGCGGTGGATGGGTCGGGACGGGCGGTGGCGACTTCTACAACTACTGCGGCCCGGGAGACATCGCCCTGCTCGCCGGGGACACCATCGAGTTCATCGGTGACGCCGGGGCAACGGGCCTCGACTGCAACCAGTGGGAGGCCACTCTCATCATGGAGCAGATCGCATGACCGACTCCTCTGACAGAATGGAGCGACCATGAACCGCAAGGACATCGCAGACCGAGTCGCCTACACCCTGGGCCTCCAGGACGACACCACCTTCAACGAGTCGGGCTACATCCTCGACCTGATCTACGAGGGCATCCAGGACATCGCGGCTCGCACCCGGCCTTACACCCGGGTGATCAACCTGACGCTGCAGGCGAACACTCCCGTCCACGACATGTCCTCGTCGGTGATCTCGCTCCTCGACCTCGAAGACGGCTTCGGCTTCCTCGACCGCTACTCGCGGGAGGACATCACGAACATGCAGAAGGGCGGGGTCTGGTTCCCGGAGCCGACGGTCGGCTTCTCCTCGATGCGCGGCTTCTGTTACGAGGAGCCGCTGCTCTGGATCTCCCCCGTCCCCACCGAGATCACGACGATCAAGGCGTACGGGGTCTTCCGCCCCCAGCAGATGCTCTCGGACACGGACACCCCGTCCGACCCCACGAAGGGCGGTCTGTCCGAGGAGTTCCATCCGACCATCGTCACCTACTGCCTCTGGAAGGCTGGCGAGTACATGCAGCATGAGGCGAGCGGGAACGGAGACAGGTGGAGGATCCAGTACGAGGGCGCTGACGGGATGGGTGGCGAGATCGGCAAGATCAAGCGCATCCTCGTCAAGCGAGCCACCCCCAGCGGCACCCGGCGCAGGAACATGATCCGCTCCGTCGGGACGGTTCCCGACATCGGCTACTTCACGGGCGGCTAGCGTGGCGCAGCCGCTGGAGATCATCGACAACGTCAAGGGGATGATGCGCGACGTCGGCGTGGACCGCCTCCCCAAGGGGTTCGTCTGGGACCTGAAGGACTACATCCCGAACCGCAAGGGCGCGAACATCGAGCAGCGCGGCCCCTGGTCGTACTTCGGCCAGACCGACTACGGCAACACGATCTGGGGTGGGCGCTACACGCTGTTCACGAAGGGGCCGAAGCTGCTGATCAACGCGGCCACCCAGATCTGGGACGTGAACACCATCACCGGGGCTGGTGTCTCGGTCGGCGCTGGCCCCGCCTCGATGCTACAGAACGCGGTCAAGCTCCGCGACCGCGTCTACTTCCCGGACGGACAGGGATCCCAGACGCCCATCGTCGCGACCTACGACGGGGCGACGGTCACCCTCGCCTCCCTCCCAGCGACAGCGCCGAAGGCCAAGGTGGCGCTCGCCTACAGAGACAGGCTCGTCCTCGGCGGAGATCCGGCCAACCCGGGTGACGTGGTCTTCTCCCCGCTGGAGATCGACGGCGGTCCTCTCACTGGCTGGGATCCCACCTCGAAGATCGGGACGACCGCGGAGGTCACGGGACTCGCCGCTGTTCCTGGATCGATCATCGTCTTCCATCCCTCGATGGTCGAGCGGATCCATGGCTCGATCCCTCCCGGCCAGGACCTCACCACGGACATGCAAGTGGACACGCTCACCGATCAGGTGGGATGCACGATGCCCCAGACCATCATCCCCTGGCGGGAACAGGTCATCTGGGCGGACGAGCGCGGCGTATTCCTCACTGAGGGTTCGACCGTCAAGAACCTGATCGAGCTTGGAGGGATGGGTGACTTCTGGCGGATCGCCTACGGCCACAAGGTCAGTGGGGCAGCAGTCTCCTGCGGCATCTTCTTCGACTACCTGATGGTCAGCATCATCACCCTCGGGCAGGAGTACCCGATCACGATGGTCTGCGACCTCAACGAGCGGACCTGGATGCGCTTCTCGAACTTCGCGGGGACGTGTTACATCCCGTCGGAGGGTCCGACCGAGGAGCAGTTCGTGGGCAACTACTTCGCCCACAAGCTGATGAAGGTGTCCCCGATGTTCACGGACGATCTGGCCCCGGCGATCAACCCGCCCCCGAACTACATCGACGGCAACGGTGTCGCGGTCAAGGGCAGGATCATCTCGGGCTTCACTCGCCTCGGCAAGGAGGAGGGGATGGCGCGGATCCGCAACGTCCGCCTCTCCTACAGCCACCACTCCTATCTGGCCGGGAGCAACCCTCAGGGGATCCAGCTTCTCTACCGGACCACTCCCCCGACCCCGGAAGAGCTTGACGTGAACGACCCCTCGACCATCGTCGGCTGGACGTCGGCGGGGTACATCCCTGACGCTCTCGCCTACAGCAGGAAGAAGCTCGCCATCGGGAAGAACGGGTTCGGGGTGATGATCAGGATCGAGGCCATCTCTGCCTCGCGCACCTCGCGGATCTACTCCTGCGGGATCGAGAGGACGCTCCAGGATCGCGGTAAGGATACGGTTTGAGCGGGTACTACTCCGAACCGGGCGATGATGTCCAGAATCGGAGGCAGGACATCGGGCGGATCCTTGGTGACCCGACACTCTTCCCGGACGACTTCCGGGCGTGGCTGAAGAGGTTCATCGAGCAGGCCGGGATCACGATCCCCTACACCTCGATCTCGGGCAAGCCCGGGGGCGCGGACGTCAGCTTCACAGGCGTCCTCCCTCCTGGTGTGATGCTCCCCTACGCGGCCTCGGCCATCTCGAACCAGGGCGCTCTCCTCTGCAACGGGCAGGAGGTGAGCCGCGAGACGTACTCGATCCTCTTCGGCGTGATCGGTACCAACTACGGGGCAGGGAACGGCACCACCACCTTCAACGTCCCCGACTGCCGCGACCGCTCGCTCTACGGGTCTGGGTCCCTGGTCGGGATCGCAGCAAACGAGGGCGGTGCGCTCGGCCAGAGAGGTCCGAGGCACCACCACACCTTCAGTGGGAACACGGGTGGCGGTGGGGCGCACGGACACTCCGGGGACACAGGGCCGTCGGGCGACCACCGCCACGACACCGAGGACTCCTCGAACTTCGCGGTGATGAACGGGACGACCTACACCGTCAACTCGTCCTCGGGATCCCAGCGGTATCTGATCACCGGCCAGAGCCTCTTCACCGCCTGGGGAGGGAACCACACCCACGGCCTCAACATCAACGGAGTGGGTGACCACACCCACGGGTTCAGTGGAGGGACCTCTGGTGGAGGGGTGCAGGACGCGCCTGGGTACCTGGGAGTCCTGTACGTCATCATCACCGGCTTGTAGACTTCACCCGATGGCAACCGCCCCTGGATACAACAACAACCCGAAGCCGGGGACGGCGGCAGGGAAGTACGGGAGTCCCGCGAAGCCCAAGCCGAACATCACCCCCACCCCTACGTGGAAGCCTACGAACCCCGGGTGGGGCGCGGCGACCAACGCGAACGACATGTCGGGCTTCGGGTATGACAAGCCGGGAGTGGCTCCTGGCGCGGTAACCGTCCAGCCGCAGGCCCCCGCCAAGCCGTCCTACGGCGACTTCCTCGCTAGCGATCCCTGGGTCAAGCAGGCTCAGGCGGCAGGGGAGAGCGGCATCCAGGAGGGGGAGAGCGCGTTCCAGAAGAGCCTCCGTCAGGCGTTCATCGACTTCGGAGCGAGTGACACCTCCCGACTGGGGGACTACGCGAAGTACATCGACGCGCCCACCATCGAGGCTGCGAAGCAGAACAAGTTCTCGAAGCTCGCCCAGTCCCTGAAGGCTCAGACCGCGAACCTCCGCCGGGGTCGAGCAGCTCTCGCTGCGCGTGGGATCCTCTCCTCAGGGCAGGCGACGAACGACACCCTGGAGCAGCAGAATGCTCGCGAGACGAGCGACTACGGATCCCTCCGGGACTTCCTCGGTGGAGCTGACCAGGGCCTCTCGTCTCTCGCTGGCCTCAGGCGATCCTACGCCGAGTCTCTGGGGAACGCCCAGAACGACGCGGCCAAGAGGTACTCGGACCAGTACCCGGACTACAGTGACGCTCCCGGCATCCAGGGTTCCGCTCCCCCGACGCAGGCCGCGGCTCCCAAGCCGATCTCCTGGGGCAACAACAACAACATCACGACGAAGGCTCAGTTGATCGCGCAGCTTGCTCCCGGTGTCTCGTACGCCCAGTGGGCTGCGAACCATAAGGCTGCTGCTGCGGGGCTGAAGTAGATGGCGTACCCGCGGACAGGCAACCCCGGAGTGTGGGGCACGGCAGGCAAGCCTCCCCCCGTACCCCCGAAGGCGAAGAAGCCGACGTTCATCACGGGCAAGAACGGCAACCGGATCCAGGTCAACCCGAACGGGACCCGCTACGTGATCAAGAGGGCAGGCGGGGGAACCACGGGTCAGTCCTCGGGTGGCATCGAGACGATGGACCAGATCGAGGCTCGCGTCAGGAAGCTGGCGGACGAGCAGTTCACCCGCGACAAGAATGAGTACACCGCTCAGGCGGACCAGATGCGGAACGATGCCCAGGCCCGACAGAGGGCGATGGCCGGTGCCTACGCTGCTGCCGCTGCTCAGAACCAGACGTTCGGCGCGGACATCCAGAAGGGCTGGGACTCTGCTGCCGGGACCCTTCAGGGACTCGCAGGCGCAGGCTCTGGCTCCATCGCAGACGCCCTCCGTGCAGACGTGGCGACCCAGGATGAGGCGCTCGCTCGCGTCGGCGCGACAGGAACAGGGTTCGACGCCACCTCTCAGGGAGGGGTCGAGCAGTACCGCGGCGGCACCGTCCCCGCCGAGTACATGGCGCGAATGGGTGGGATCGGGCGCGAGTTCATCAACCGCTCCGCGATCAACACCACCGACATGGGCCTCAACCTCGGGCAGGCGAGCTACGACAAGTCCGCTGGTGAGATCAACCGCGACCTCCAGGACTCCCTCCGCAAGCTGACCGCTGGCCGAGGTGACTACGAGACGAAGCTGCGCGAGCAGCTGGTGGGCGCACAGAACGACCAGATCAAGCTCGCCCAGGATCAGGCCGAGTACGTGTCCAAGCTGAGGCTGGACACGCTGAAGGTCGAGCAGGCCCAGCAGAAGATCGACCAGACGTACGAGATCAATCTGGCGAAGGTCACGAACGCCAACGACAGGCTGCGCCTCGACAAGTGGAAGAAGGACCAGGACATCATCCTCTCGCAGGCGAGGAACGACATCGCCAGGGCGGCTGAGACTCGCCTCGGTCAGTCCGCTGCGTTCGACCAGAAGAACGGCGGCAGCGGCGGCATGTCCGGTGCGAGCAAGTCAGCCGCATACGGACGAGCAAGCAAGGTCGGTGACTTGGCGGTGGAGAAGTGGCAGGCCGGGGTGAAGGCCAAGGCTCTGTCGCTCGCCAAGATCAAGGACCAGAAGAACCCGACCCCTGAGGAGTCAGCGAGATACGTCGCTCTCTCCCACCAGTTTGCGCGGGAGCGATGGGGAGCTGTGATGGCAAACGTGATCAACGCGATCACGCCCCACCTGAAGCAAGTCGGCCTGTCCCCCCTGGAGATCAAGCAGCAGGCGTTCAACATCGTCACCAAGAACAATGTCTCGCCTCCTCCCGGGTACAAGGTCAAGAAGTAGGATCGCCCCATGGCGAAGCCAGTCCTCGGCCCCCCAGCTCCAGGCAAGAAGACCGTCCCCCGGTCGGTCCCGAACAG